TGACTGGGTGCGCCGCAATCCGCAGTTTGCGACCGACCCGCGCCTGTACCAAAAGATGATTGCAGCGCACAATCTGGCCATGGCCGACGACATCCCTGCGGACTCAGACGACTATTTTGACGCGATTGAAAGCACATTGCGCATTCGACGTCAGGACAGCAGCCATGACACCGACGCCATGGAATATGCCGCAAAGCCGACGCAGCGCCGCTCAGCGCCGCCTGCAGCGCCTGTTTCACGCAGCGGTGGCGGCGGTGGAAGCAAGCCAAACCGCGTCACGCTCACCGCAGCAGAGCGCGAAATGGCCAGCATGATGGGCATGACGCCTGAGGAATATGGACGCAACAAGCTTACCCTTCAGAAAGAAGGCAAGCTGAATTAAATTCAAGGAGTATTGTTATGGAAGCTATTGCACCAAAAAAGCGCGGACGCCCACCCAAGGTCAAGGAGGCGCTCGATCAGGCAGCCCAAAACGCCGCAGAAGCGGTGAACATGCATGTCTTGGAGTCGGCATTTGAGCCGCTTTCCGTCACGCATATCACAACGCATGCAGACATCGCCCCGACAATCCGCGAGGACATCCGGGCTCCAATGCGTGAGGAAGACCCCCGCACCCGCGCTGCGCGCCGTGCGGCAGAACTCCGCGATCACCTTGGCGACATGGATGAAGGCACTGATGACTTCTACATCAACAAGGATGATATTCCCGCAGGTTGGGAATACGAATGGAAGCGCAAGCTTTTGCTTGGTGCCGAAGATCCTGCGTATCAGGTTGCCTTGGCCCGCGCTGGCTGGGAGCCGGTTCCAACGTCACGTCACCCATCTTATATGCCAAATAGTGGTGATCACCCTATAATTGAGCGCAAGGGCATGGTCCTGATGGAGCGTCCGTCGGAAATTTCGGACGAAGCCCGTTCAATTGAATTACGCAAGGCCAGAAATCAGGTCCGCCAGAAGGAAGCCCAGCTAAACTCCGCAGAAGGCGGCCAGTTTGAGCGGGCAAATAAAGACCAATCATTGGTCAATATCCGGAAATCTTACGATTCAATTCCGATTCCTTCGTAAAAAAATTGGTAAATTGGGCGGCTATATGCCGCCCTTTTTATTGCAATGTTGACAAACCCAAAAAAATAAACGATTTATCGTGCCGCTTCCCCCGGTGCGGAGGCTCAAAAACCCCAGTCTTAGTCGCCCCGGTGCGCGATGATGGCTTCCCTAAAGGAGATCCGTCATGGCAAATACTTTTGCGCCTTTCGGTTTTAGCCAGTTAAGTGGAACTGGTTCTGCTCCGACTTACGAGCAGGTTGTGGGCTTCTGCGCCTATAACACCGCTGCTATGTATTTCGGTGATCCAATCTTCCAGAACGCGAATGGTACAGTTTATCCTACCACTCCCGGCACTGGAATTCTTGCTGGCGTTTTCGTCGGCTGCAAGTATCTTTCAGTTTCGCAGAAGCGTACCGTTTGGTCGAACTTCTGGGGCGCTGCTGACGTTGCTTCGACAAACACTGTTGAAGTTTATTACGTCAACGATCCGAATGCGAAGTTCTTGGCTCAGGTTGGTGGTTCGTCCTCGACTGGCCTTGCTGTCACCGACATCGGTGCCAACGTGCAGTTCGCTTACGGCACACCTAACACGATGAGCGGCATTTCTGGCGCATACATCGACATCACTGTAACACCGACAACGACAGCCACACTGCCTTTCAAGGTAGTTGGCCTCGACGTTGCGCCTCCGGGTGCTAATGGTACGGAAGCTGGCGCATACAATTATGCAATTGTTGCGTTCAACAACGTGTCCACTAAAACCCTCACTGGCATTTAAGGGAGTAAGGTACCATGGCTGTTAATTTATCAGCAATTAAAGACCTTCTGCTCCCCGGCTTGCGGGGCGTAGAAGGCAAGTACGAGATGATCCCATCTCAGTACGACAAGATCTTCACAAAGCATGATTCGAAGCTGGCGCTCGAACGTACCGCTGAAATGCGTTACCTCGGCCTTGCTCAGTTGAAGACTGAAGGCGGTCAAACGTCTTTCGATAACGGCGCTGGTGAGCGTTATGTATACAACCAAGAGCATAACGAAATTGCTCTCGGCTATGCAATTACGCGTAAAGCCATCGACGATAACCTGTACAAGACCCAGTTCCAACCTTCGAACCTCGGCCTGATTGAGTCATTCCAACAGACCAAGGAAATCTACGGCGCGAACATCTTGAACACGGCGACAACCTACAACGCCAACATCGGCGGTGACGGCGTAGCACTTTGCTCGACCTCTCACCCTATCGATGGCGGCACAGTTGGCAACACGCCAACAACTCAGGTTGACCTTAACGAAGCTACCTTGTTGAATGCGATGATTTCGATCCGCACGAACTTCAAGGATCAAGCTGGTCTGAAGGTATTCGCCCGTGGCCGTAAGCTTATCGTTCCGCCACAGCTTGAGCCTGTCGCTATCCGCCTTACCAAGACGGAACTCCGTCCGGGTACAGCAGACAACGATGTCAACGCTATCCTCAGCACCAGCGGTGGTCTTCCAGAAGGCTACATGGTCAACGACTTCCTCACGTCGGCCTACGCTTGGTTCCTTCTGACCAACATCGACGGTTTGTCGTACATGGAGCGCGTCAAGTTCGAAACCGACATGCAAGTCGATTTCGTAACCGACAACCTCTTGGTCAAGGGTTATGAGCGTTATAGCTTCGGCTATTACAACTGGCGTTCGATCTTCGGTTCGTTCCCAACGTCTTAATTAATCGGCACCCCCTCTCTTAACGGGGAGGGGGAACCTTAAAGGAGGTCCCCATGGGTACTACTACTTTTACCGGGCCGATTAAGGCAGGCAACGTCCTTAACAGCGATGGCACCGACACTCTTGCTGGTGCTGGCGGCGATAGCGGCGTGGCCAATGTTGGCTACGCAGTTATGGCTCAGTCACAGGCAATAACGCAGGCGACCAATGGTGCGTCTGCTGGTGTCTTCACGACTGACATTGTGATTCCTGCTGACAGCCAAATCCTCAGCATCACGCTGACGGTTTCGACTATTTGGTCAGGTGCTGCATCGACGCTTGGCATTGGCACCACGGCTTCGGCCACGGCGCTGACTGCTGCTGGCGCTGTTGCAGGTGGCACAAAGGGTATCGTCAGCGCCAACCCCGGCACTGTTGATGCAGCTATTGCCAACTGGACGGACGTTGGTTCGACTGACATTCAGGTCTTGGTTACATCCACAAACACGGGTACTGGCGTCGGTGTTTTGACCGTCACTTATATCCAGTCCAATAACCTCACGGCATAAGGAGACTCGATATGAAGGGTCGTAAATCACGCGCTTCGGGTGGTGTAAATGAAATGGCGCAGGACTCTGCCCAAAAGAACTTGCGCTACACCTATCAAAGCAACGTCAATGAAGAAGCCGAAAAGCGCAAGCGTGGCGGCAAAACTGTTGGCAAAGTTAAGGGCATGGATGCCATGCACCATGCTGGCCGCAAGGCTCGTAAGTCCGGTGGGGCTTGCGACAATGGCAGTCCGTTTTCGTCCGCTCGTCAAGGCACCCCTGCAAAGGGTCGCAATGTCAGCGGTTCGTTGACCTGATCGCTAAGATCTTGTTGAAATAGAACGGGGGCTTAGCGGCCCCCGTTTTACTATGGAGAGCGGTATGTCTGATGCTTGGCAACGTAAAGAAGGCCAGTCTAAGTCTGGCGGGTTAAACGAAAAGGGGCGCGCATCCCTGCGCGCAGAGGGTCGCGACATCAAGCGCCCGGTCACCGCTGAAGAGGCAAGTCGCAGCCCTGCGGCAGCAGATAGGCGCGATAACTTCCGTTCACGAATGTGCGGAATGAAAGAAAAGCTTACATCGGCAAAGACAGCGCATGATCCAAATAGCCGGATTAATTTGGCATTGAGGCGCTGGGATGTTAAGTGCTGAATAACCAGAAAATAGTATATTTTCACGCCCATGCTTAAATGGTAAGGTGGGTCAAACAGGAGAAACACGATTATGCGCCCAATTGTAGTCACCGTTGGACCACTTGCAGCCGCCAGCGCAAACGCAATTTGCTTGTCTCAGACGCCCACCGCTGGCGCTCTCACCATCAATGGCGCGTCGGCCTCTGGTGGCGTTGCAACTCTTGACCAGCCACGGCGTG